TCCTACGTTATCAATGTTTCCTGTGCCTGTAATATCGTTTGAGTTTAAATCTAGGTTTCCACCAAGTTGTGGTGTAGTGTCATTTAATAAATCTGCATTAACTGTTGAATCTATAAAATTAACTGTGTTATTAACTGTGTCTATTGTTGCAAAAGAAATATTATCAGTTCCATCATAAAAATATAAAGTCCAAACAGTTGTAGAGGGTGTATTGTTGTCAATCCAAAATTGTCCAGCAACAAGATCAGGTGCAGTATTTCCTATATTAGTAGTACGAATAGCATCAAATATAGATTGTAGTTTCGATCTCCCAACAGGAAACGTAACATTATCTATAGTATAACTAGACCCACCAGCAGTTGTTCCATCTTGTGCCATATTTATATATTATCCTTTTTTTCAATTTTTTGCATTATTTTATTACCTAATAATACTCCCATTGAATTTTCGTTAGCCTTTACCATTTCATTTCTAAAACTTTCAATGGCTGAGCCTGTTTGTCTTGTTTGTTGTGAGTTTTCTATCATTAATAATGGAAGATAAGAAATTGCACAACCATATTCGTCTTGTTCTTTTCCTGTTTGAGGATTTGTTCCTCTTACTTGTATAAACCAATTACAATCAAATTTTTTACAAGGTTTAAAATTGTTTAACGGACAATTATCTTTAATTTCTAATTTCATTAATCTTTTTGTGCTATAATTAAATCTACATATTGAACATCTAAATTAAATGTATCACTAAATGAATGTGAGTGGCTTCCTGATGTAACACTAATATTGTGAGTGTGACCTTGACTTCCCCCTGTGCTTGAGAAAGTAAATGTTCCACTTTGCGAACCTTGATCTCCTCTTTGTGGGATTCTATCTGTTCCATCTTGGTGTCTAATACCCTCTGACATAACATGACCAGGATGTGTGTGAGTGTGTGATGGTATTTCATCAACTGTTAAAGTATGAGAAGCAGTAGTTCCTGAAATAGTAACTGATGATGTTCCTGTTGTACCACTTACAGTTTTTGAAGAATTAAAAGCATTTGTGAAAGAGTTAGTTCCACCTGTAGATGCTGTTCCACTTACTACTCTTAATGCTTTGTTATTATGTGTTGTTAATTTAGTAAATCCTGTAGGTGCAGAGGTTTGTTGAAATAACATTTTAGTTCCTGATGGAATAACCCCTGTTCCATTAACTGTTAAATCTTGTACTGTTAATGAGAAATTATCATTAGTTTGGTCAAATGAGGCAAAGTTAATCCAAGCATCATTATCAGCATTTCTTATTTTTAAAATATCATTTGTTGAATCATACCACCATTGATAAGCATAAGTTGTTGATGGTGCAGATGTACCACTATTTTTAGAAACAACAGCAGATAAGCTGTTATTGTGGTCATTCCTGTATGATGGGAATGTTTGGTTTGCTATTACATAATCGTGTTGAGCCATAGGTTCTTTTAGTATCCCTTTGCAATAAAGTCAAATGTCTTATCTATGATTGTACTACTACTATTTTTAAAAGCAATATCAAAGCCAGATGATGTTTTGTTTGTTATCTCATAAAAGTCTCCAGATACCATATTTTGAGCCGATATTCCAATCGCATAAGTAGTAGATTTAAAAGGGCTAGTAAATGTAATAGATTTTGTACTTGTTCCACTTGCTATATCATCTCCACTAATTACTCTGTCTTCCATATCAACTACTACTTCACAACCTGATACAACAGGGATTGAACTAGCATCTCTTGAGGATAATATTAATCTAAATTTATAGTAACGTGCTGTGTAATCTCCTATGACAAAGTTTTTAAATGTTGTGTATGTTACATTGTCATCTGATATTGCTATTTGTAATACAGCTTTTGAGCCTTGAGGAATTGCACCATCAAATAATATATTAGTAGGTACATCTTCAAAATTTGTGTATCCTCTACCAGAATCAAATAAATCACTAGGGTCAGCAGAAAATTGTTCTAATACTGCTGTAACTCTACTTGTAAATATTCCACCTAAATCAATAACAGAACTAAATTCATAAATACCATCTGAGGCCACACTATCTAATTTTAAAGTTCCATCAACAACACTACAATTAGTTTTTGTTCCACTAAATGCTGGGTCTTCTGTCTGTGTAACTACTGCATTAAAGTTTCCAATCTGTGCAATATTCGTATTAATTAATGAAGCATTAACACTAGCATTACCTAATTTATCAAATGCTTTAATAAGATAAGTTCCTTTAAGTGCTGGAACTGAAATTGAGGTTGCTGGTCTTGATACTTTTTCTACTAATGATACTGAGTTTTGCCAAGTAGCACCTGTTAATACTGTTGAGTATCTGATTTGATAATATGCAAGGTCAAGATCAGGTATTTGCTCCCAGCCTAAATGTGCCTCTTTACCAATTATATTTACAGAAAATTCATCTACATCAGATGGGTCAGCAACTTGACCTACAACTAAATAATTTGTTTCTGTTACATAAGCAGAAGATACTCCTAAACTATTAATGGCTTTAACTCTCACGTCATAAGTTTGTTGGTCAATTACGTTTAAAACTCTTTGATTTAATATAGAACCTTTTGCATGAACTTTGTAATCTGTTTCACTAGATTTTTTATATTCTACTTGATACTCATAAACAAAATTATCAGTAGAGGGTGTTATAGCTATATTTAATGCAACGATAACTGTTCCATCATTATAGGCAATTAATTCATCACTAATACTTATACTTGCTGGTGGTCTTACGCTAAATGGATTAGGTAAGTTAGTATCAGGCACAACAGCGACTTGTTGTTTTTCATCAAAGATATACCAAGAATCTTGATGCTCTACTAAAGATAATTGAACAGTATAATCAAAATTAATAGATAAACCAATTACTCTAAAAGGCTTAGCACTCATGCCTAATATATCATCTGTTAAATCTACAATATCTCCTACTGATAAATTCATGGCTTCATAAGTTGCAGTACACTCAACAGTTAATTGGTTTCTACTTCTATTTAAAACTACTTTACCAAACTGTAATGCTTGATAAGGATTAGTAATCATATTTAAGTCTAAATTTAATTCTTGTAAAAAACCACCATCTGCTGTTTTTAATGTTTGATGATCTGAGTCTGTTTCAGGAAATACTAATGTATCTTTCTCATAGTTTTTTTCTGGCGATATATAGTCAATATTAATTCTGTTGTACTTAGAGTTTTTTTTCTCACTTAATAATTTAACACCACCAACAATATTATCTTTGCTTAATGATAAAACTGATGAGCCTGTAGTTTCTATTATTAATCTATATAAACCCTCTGAATAAGGTAGAAATCCTCTCATACCTCTAAGAATAAATTTAACATTATCTAATATTTTATTGTCAGTATCTAAAACAACATTTAAACTAAATTGAGGAATGTTACTTGCACCACTAAAAGGAGTCACTTCTTGATTTGCTATAACTGAGGCATCATAGAAACTTTGTCTATCAATATCTCCGTAATTAATTCCTTTACCATATTTGTCATTTGTTAAATAATCTAATAAACAAAATACAGGATTATCAGAAAATGTATTTTCAGTTATAGTTAAATTAGAATTTATTACAGGAACTTTTTTACCCTCTACTTCTGCTTGGATTTTTGGTATGCTAGAAAACTTGTCCTGATCCCACTCTAATCGAACAGCAAGATAACAAATGCCTTTTAATTTTCTATTAGTGCTACTATTCCAATTTGTATCTTCATTTAATAAAGTTGATTGTACTTGATCATCTTTACCAAAAAATGGTTGTACTTTAATGTTTGCTCCAAATCTATCGTCATTTGATGTTACAGTTACACCATGTTGAAAATCTGCATTAAAGGTAACATCACTATCATCAACTTTAACTTTTAAAATATTACTAACTTCTCCCTCACATAATACTAAACAAATATATAAATATTGATTTGTGTCTCCCTCAACTTCTATAAATGTTCTTGTACCACCTAAAAGTCTTGTTCCATAAACTACAGGAACAGATGCGTTGTTAGATTGTTTATTTACTAATATTCCTTTTTCAAATTCATTTTGGCCAATATCAGCAACATCAGGAATAGGAATTATCCAACTAATAACATCAGTTATTATGCTTGTGATTGCTTTAAAAATACTACTAAAAAATCCCATTACTCTCTACCCCACTTTAAATCTCTTATAGTTTGTGAACTAAATTCAAAGCTATCAGTATCGTTTTCAAAAAATCTACCATGACTACCCTCGTTTGTTTTACGACCTGTAACTCTACTAAAATCTCCAAAATGAGAAGTGCAATTTATATTTATAATTCCACTATCAGTATCTATGCTAAAATTATCTATAAAACCTTTTGCATAATTAAATACATCTATTAATTGTTCGCTATCATTTATAAAACCAACATCTACTGCTACTTCATCATTAGAAACATTGTTGTTAAGAAGTATTGATGTAAATGTACTTTCTACTGCTGATAATTCTATGTTAAAAGAATTTACATTTAGTGTAGAACTTTCTGACTTTGCAGATATTCTTAATAAGTGAGAACTTGCTAAATAGTTTATTCCTGAATCCCAATTACCAGCTCTATCATCCCATAATCCTAAAGCATCATCCCATATTTCAGATACCTCAATATCTTTATAATGATTTGTAAATCTTTGTGTTGTTGGAAATTTAATCTGTACTAATGCAATAGGCTTAATTGATTGCTTTGCAATTTCTGTTTGGAGTATTGTAGATAAACCTCTGGGCATTATAAAGCCTCTATAAAATCTACTTCAAATTTATAAATATCATTTTGACTTGTTGAAAATTCTTGCACATCATTTGCAAGTCTAACAGTAAATGGCACATTATCATATAATATAGTTTCATCAGAAGCTACACTTGATCTTAAAGGTGGTTCTATAGTCAATGTTGCTTCATTACTGCCATCGGCTGTTGCATCAGATACAACCATATAAACTTTTGTATGACCATTAAATTTTATGAAATCTCCAGCTTTAATTGTTCCTGTTATATTCTGTATATCAACTGAAGTAGCACCAGCGTTTGCACTTGCGTTTGTACTTATAATTCCTGATACATCTCCTTTTGCATTACTTAGGTCAGGCAAAGTAATTTGGAATGTTTCTTTTCGTGATCTTTGTTGCATTATAAAAGCATAAACAGGAGAGAAATTTGTTCTTCTCATTGGTGGATATGATGCTG